ATTCTGTTTAGCATAGACTTTTGCAAACTTTAAATTATGTACGCCATGCAAAGGCTTACTTGATTAATAATGAGAAGTTTAAGGCAGCAAAAGTCTATGCTAAACAGAATGGTATGAAATTCGGTATAATTACCGAAAACTTTCTATTCAATAAAGTGTTTAATATATAAATGATTTTATCTTGAAGAATTTTGACGACCTTCCTAAGAATAACGGACAATTAAGTCTACTTGAGGTTGCAAATAACTTTGGCATATCTGAGACAGTTAACAATTTTCTACCTGGAAGATTCTACTCCCTTAAGATAACAAGTCCAGTCGTTAACCTAACTGAAGGAATTATTCCATCCTTAACCAATGGAAAACCTTATCTTGATCTTAATCCTATTGGTTTAGTCTTATTCAATCAAAATTTCAAGGAGACTGTCCTAGTTCTTAATTTAAAGGTGATTCCTGCGCAAGTTTCTGCAAAGCTGCTTGAGGCATACTATTACTTTTCTAAGCAGAATGGTCTTGATAAACTATTTAAGGATGGTAAGTTAATTCCTCTTTCTGAGAGAAGACTTATCGACCAGAGATTTTATCTAGTTCCACAAAAGATTCTAAGCGAGATCATTGGCCTAAGTAATTTAAACTACGCAATAAATAAATACAACATAGACGATATTTCAGAAGCTAAACTAATTGATTGGGATAATTTCGGAATGATGATTCGACCTAAGTTTTCACAGGTCGGTCTTTTTCCAGAAACACTTAATATGCAGAAAGTTTTTGAAGATTTCATGACAAATTCAATAAAGTAACATGGCAGGATTTTTAGACACACCAAGAGGAAAAACTGGAGGAAAACTTTCAGGACTAAGTAAATTTGGAACAAAATATGAAGACTTATTGCTTAAGAACTCTCAAGCAATTGGATTTATCGAAGGTCAACTTGCAGCTAGAACAACTAAACTAGGCGCAGGTGATGATCTTCTTAGATTTTCAATGGCAATTGCCGATACTACTTCACAACTTCGAACAAAAGCAATCGCTTTTTTCCAATTAGATTATGTAGTTAAGCGTGAACGTCTTCGTGATGTTGCATCCAATGGTGAAATTGAATTTATCTTAGAAACAATCGTAGATGATATGATTGTATACGATGATGAAAGTAGATTCTGCTACTCTAAGGATTTAACTGGAAAAATGATGTATCGTGGAAACACTAAAGAAGAACGTCTAAATTTCCAAGAAAAAGTGGTTAATAAGTATACTGATAATTTTGAAAAGATTTACAATGCTTGGGGATTCGGTGAGAGTATCTCAGCATGGCAGTATGCTTTTCAGTTTCTAGTAGAAGGTCACCTTTCTTTTGAAATTCTCTATGATGATCTAGTTAAACCTACTGAAATTATCGGATTTAAGGAACTTGATCCTGCAAGTATTGCTCCTCAGCTACAAAAAGATGCTAAAGGTAAACTATTTTTACAGTGGGTGCAGTATGACCAAGGAACTGGTGGTACTAGAATATTGAATGACTCACAAATCATCTATATTTCGTATGCAAATCACTTTAGAACAAAGAGAGTTTCTTTCGTAGAGAGATTAATCAGATCATTTAATCTTCTTAGAATTATTGAACATAGTAAAGTTATTTGGCATACTATGAATGCTCCAATTAGGTTAACTACGACTGTTCCTACTGGATCTAAAAGCTTTCAAAAGAGTCAAGAGGACGTTCGTGAATTCATGAACTTATTGAAAGAAGATATCTACTTTAATGGAGACACTGGTGAACTTCATGTTGATGGAAAGCCGAATATCATGTTCTATAAAAACTATGTACTTCCAGTAAATGATCAAAATCAGCAAGTAAAAATTGAGGCATTACAATTACCTGGTCCAAATCTTTCTGGATCTGAATTGCTAAACTACTTCTACAAGAAATTGAAAATGGATTCAAAGATTCCATATTCAAGATGGGAAGGTCAAAGCGGAATGGGTGCATTTACTCTAAATGCTGAAGGTATTAGCCGTGAAGAGATTAGATATCAGAAATTTATTAGACGTCTCCGAACTGCCTTTTCAGAATTAATTGTTAAACCTTGGTATCTTCAAATGTGTTTAGATTTTCCAGAACTAGGTGATGACCATAAGTTCAATAATGCAATAGGTATTAAATACCAAAACGATAACGTTTTCGAAGAGATGAAAGAGAACGAGATCGAGGCAAAACGTATTGCATCTTTCACTGCTAAGAAAGGAGTTATGAATGACGATGGAACTCCATACTTCCATACTGAATATCTGATTCGAAATGATCTTAAAATGTCAGAGGAAGAGATCAGATCTAATAAACAATGGTTTGATGCTAGTGAAAATACTGAGGAAGCTGCTGAAGCTGGAGGTGCAGGTGCAGCTCCTGCTGGTGGAATGGGTGGATCTGCAGCGGCACCAGCAGCAGCAGCGGAAGCACCAGCCGCTGGTTCTGAAACGACTGAAGGTGGTGAAGTAGCTGGAACCGGTCAACTATAATTTGACCTTCTTCTTCTCGATAAATTTATATGATTTAACGTGATTCGCGATTACTTGACCATCTTTCTTTATTAGAGAACCATCGAATAATTCAATGTAGTCCCAGTAAACAATTTCTAGAGTATCTGAAGTCTTTCCATTAAGTCTTTGTCCATCAGAGTCATATTTAATTACTACATCTGCCTCATATAGATTCTTATGTGAAATGACATATGTTGTTGCACACGAAGAGAAGAGTAACGCAGTTAAACTTACTTTAGCTAGATTAGTCATAGAAGATAGAGATCGGCTTTTTTAATTCTGGAATATCTATTAGTAATACAAAGATATCTCTATTTGCTCGATCATCTGCGTATTTTGCAGGTCTAACTCCAATCGTTCTCTTCTTGGCCTCGCTTACGTATTTACTGATTTGGCCCTCCGCTTCTTTGGTTAAGATAAAAGGATCTAGCGTAAATTCAAATAGATACTTCTCAACGTCTATTCCAAAATCTGGTTCCCCAAGGACTTCTCCCTTTCTAGTAAAAAGAGTCATCTTAACCTGCTGAACAGTTGACTCTATACTATCATACACTTCAAGCTGTTCTGGTCGAAACGCTGGGTCTGATTCAGGTCTAAGATAAAAATCTCTAAGTTGTGCCATATTTTACTAGTTAGATTATTGATGGTATAAATACATCCAATCTGGAGTATTTTCACCTTTCATCATTAGGACAACTGCATCCATCTCTTTCTCTGCAGTTGTTGTAATATTTTGATAGTTTACAGTAACATCTCCAGGCAAAGTATAGTTAAATGTCTGAAGCATATGCGCTAGCCTCACTTTAGCGTGTGCCCTAACATATCTTTGAAAGAGTTCATCCTCATATAATTTATCGGGTTCGATCTTTTTAAATACTCTAAGAACTGCACTTGTAGCAGGTGTTCTTCCGAGTACTCCAAGTTGTTTAGTATTCTTATTGTAATCGTATGCAATCGTATCTAACATCATTCCCTTAGTTAAATCTAGGAAAGAGAAGATTACAGTACGATACATGATACTTTCTCCAATAAAAGGAGTTAAGTAAATCTCTGAACCAATAAATTTTTGTTCTGCAAAATCTCGGTCAATCGTTGCAAAGATTGATCCTCCTTTTGCTTCTTTAAAATCAACTACGAACTGCACGCAATCTGGTAAGATAATTTGTCTCTTCTTCTTAAACAACGGAGAAGAGAATAATTCAGGCGGAAGTAGCAAGTATTGACTCTCGATCGCATATCTCCAATTATCATAGAAATATTTAGAGTCATTCGCAATAATACGTCTGATCTCTTTTTCTGGAAGAGAATAAGGTAACGCTCCAGAAAAGGTTATCTCATCATTAATATCTGCAATTAGTTCAAGTTCGCTCATAGTTAATTATTGATTTGAACCAGGACCTCCTCCTGGACTATCATCGCTAAATCTAACACTAGATTTGTCGATATTGATATTGAAATCTTTATCTCCAAGCATTCTTCCCATGGCTCTCTGATTCTTCTTAGCAACGACGTTATCCTGTTTACCAGCACGTTCCATTGATTTATGCATCATTTGACCTAGACCTTTACTCTTTAACTTCTTCTTCCAATCACTATGAAATATTAAATTCATAGCTCTAGTAATGTCTACCTCCTGAATAGAACCATCATATCTGTCTGGATTTCTAGCAGCTTTCTCATTTGCAAGTTGCTGTGCGATTGCCATTACTGAAGTGTAGACTCCAGCAAGTGCACTCTGTACCATACCTTTGAAGTCAGTAGGATATACTACTTCTTTGGTAGATTCATTTATAAACTCACGATATGATTTTATCTGTTTTTTCATTATGTAGTTGGAGCAGCTGGTGTTTCAGGTGCATTTGCTGCCTTAGTTGCCTCTGCTTTAGTATTTGTAAGTACCGCTTGATCGTATGCCGCTTTTGCTTTATTGATCTCATCCTGTTTCATAACGACTTGTTTCTGTAGAGCAAGTAATTCGTTATTCTTAGCAGTAAGAGCGTTATACTGTGTGAGTAATGCCGGGTCAGTTGGTGGTGCACCAGCTACTGCTTCTTCTGCAACTACTTGTGGGTTTGCACCCATTTCAGTAGGTTTTTCTTCAGTCTTAATAAACTTCTTAAAATTTTGGATATATGCCATGTCTTTTATTATTTATTGGAAAAATCTCGTGTAGTCTTTATGAATTCGTGGTATGTAAGTACTGCCTTCTTCTTAGTCGCCTTTGGGTTTAATCCGAACGCACTGGTGAGTCTACCTCCTGAAAGGAATGGTGAATTATTCCATTGTGTTGGGATCGTCCCAGCAGTACCTGCATAGAATGACATTCCCGATGCTCTCTTTATGTCTGGCCGAAGTATCATGTCCGCTGGATCCCTTTCCATAGAATCTGCTCCCATTACTTCAACAATATACTGTTTGAAAGCAGGTATCATATTATGCTGGAAAATTTAGGGACGCGTCTGTCTGATCTAGTGAAAAAGGTTTAACTGGTGCAGGTGGAGCCATCTGCCCTGGTTGAGCAACTTGATTAGAGAAGGTCAAGTCAGGTTCTGCTTCTGGAGTTTGCATCGGTTGAGGAGCCATTCCAGATTTACTCTGAACAAATGATTCGATTCCCATACAGATAAGAGGGTCAGTCTCTCTACACATATTAATAAAATCACGAACAGTCATTGTCATAGGATCAGGAGCAGCAGATGATTCTCCTTCTGCCGGCAACATCGGTTGCTCTTCTGCTGGCATCATAGATTGGTCGTCAGCTGGCATCATTGGTTGCTCTGGCATTTCTGGTTGCATTCCAAACTCTGCAGTATCTTCTGGAGTTATTGCAGCTTGCTCAAGCAGTCGTCTAATGCTTTTGAAATTCTTCATTCTTTTCTATTATTTTAATGAGTAGTTTACTCTTTAGTTTATTTATTTAGAAACCAATCACAGATTTCGTAATATAAAAAGAATGTATGACTCACCCAACTAATAAAAAAATTGAACTTACAACTAAAGAGCTCGAAAAGGAGATTTTAGGTAAGTTAAAAGCAATTGAGGAAAAGGTTTTGACTAGTAAATTAGAGGATGCTACTGAAAATCTTCAGGTTCTTCTAATGGTAAATGATGAACTTGATGATGTTCTACTAAATTGGCAAACAGGACAGCTTGGTGTACGACAGTTTGGTGACGATCATTTTGATGATCTTGATGACGATTTTTAAATATGCTTAGTTAAGACGCCACCTAATTTAGTAGCTTCTACTCTTAACTTAATAATATCATCTGCAGTTATTGTTTTCTTTCTGCCAGTGTAGTCAATTACTAAGACACCAATTAGTCTATTCTCAACATTTCTTATTGCAAATAGGTAAGAACTCTTTGAATTATGTTCCTCTGCAATATAGTTTAATCCATAAGTTGAGACAGTATCATCTTTGTAGTCGTAGATAGCAATAAAGTCATTATTTAAGATATGACTTAGAGCTTTACTGAAAAGATTTACTGGAATATTTTGAAAATCTGCTCTAATTGAGTTCTTATGATTCTTAACAGATTCAAAAAATATGCTAAACTTCTGAATCGACTTACCAGTAGGATAATAATGTCCACCGTTGTGAAACTGTAAAAGCCACACGCGATCTCCAGAATATTCATCTAGGATCATATCAAGTTCATCATTGATAATATTTGCGTTGTTTACTGCCTCTGCAATAAGATCTGGTTTCTTGCGATTCTGTAGATAACTTCTAACAATAAGTAGTATTACTGGGCCAAGAATACCAGTAATGAATGCGATTACGATTTCAGTCATGTCAATATTACTAGTTTACATATTACAGCCACAGCTGCTTCCAAATTCATTATAATCAATTGGCTCTCCGCAAGTTGAACATGGTTCATCATCGTAGAACTTAGAGTCACCTTCGTCTTCATCTTCTTTAAATGGATCATACGACTCTTCTCCAGAAGAGATTTCACCCATTTCAAAATAAGATTCTTTAATGAACTGCGTAAATCCTTTAACTAGTGATTCTTCGATCTTCTCCTTTTTAGGATTTGCACCAGCTTCTGGTTCAGGAGTTTCTTCATCCTCTTCAGGAGTCTCCGTGATCTCTTCTTCAGGAGTTTCTTCGTATGGAATTTCTTCTCCTTCTGGAGCAGACATATCCATATCTACATTTGTGCTAAATTTAGGTGCACCCTCTTCTCCAGGTTGTGGTGGAGTTACATCAATACCTCCTGAAACTGGACGGTTTGGTCCAATTTGAGTTTGATCATATGTTTCTTTATCGAATCCCTCTTCAAAATTAGAAGCAGAATTTGTGAAATCGTCTAGACTCTTTCCAGTATTTCCGGAATCCTTTGAATACTTATCAAAAAACTCTGAAAAATTTAATATTCTTCCTGGCATGTTAGGTGTGTTATTTTAGTTATTTATCAGGATATTAAAAAATATTCCTAATTATTCTCAATAAAAGTTTACCAGTTTTCCAATCTATAGTACTATATCAACATGAAAAAGATGATTTATTTAGATGATGTACGAACTCCTACTTCTCCTGACTGGGTAGTAGTTCGAGATTACGACGAGTTTGTTAATAAAGTGATGGAGATTGGTCTAGGAAATATCGATACGATCTCACTAGACCACGATCTAGGCGAGAGCGCAATGTCTGAATATTTCAACAATGTCTCACCGAACTATCAACTTGATTACTCAAATATCCATGAAAAGACTGGATATGACTGTGCAAAATGGCTCGTTAACTATTGGTATGAGGTAAACCATCCTGATGAAGAGTCTCTAACTCCAGTTCGAGAAAGAGGACTAACTAGCTTTCCGATTGTCTATACACACTCAGCAAATCCAATCGGCAGTGCAAATATAATGGGATACGTTAATAACTTTTTAATGAATCACCATGTTCCGCAAACCTGTACTAGAGTAAGAATTGAACATACTGTATAATATGAAACTAAACAACGATCCTATCTGGGATGCAATTTCAAATATCATAATTCGAGTAATTGTGTTGATGTTTGGAGTATATTTAATAACTCAACCATCTACAATCATTGCAATAATCGGATTTGTCTGGATTATGGTAAACCTGTACTCCTTTTCTAACTATGTGAATTCACTAATCTTTAAAAATAAAAAAAGTAAACCAAAACCAAAGCAAAATGACAAAACTTAAAGTAATCGCAATTGCAGTAGTCCTCGGAGCATTCTTAATGTTTCTTCCAGCTTCATGTGAGCGTATCGAAGCAGGCCACGTAGGAATCAAAGTAAACAACACTGCATCCGAGAAAGGTGTTAGTAAAACAGAGTTAGTGACTGGCTGGCAGTTCTATCTTCCTTGGGTGAGCCAAGTATATGAGTGGCCAACTTATGTCCAGCATAAGGAGTATGAAAAAATTGAAGTAACCATGAAGGGTGGAACAATTTTTACTGCGATTCCAGCAATCAACTACAGTGTAATTCCAGATTCAGTAAGTTCTATCTTTGAGACATTTCGAAGAGACTTACCAGAGATCGAAGATGGCTTCTTAAAGACCTGCATGCTTGAGGCATTCAGATCTACTGCAGGTGACTTCACACCTGACTCGTTGCTTATGAATCGACAACTTTTCGAAAATACTGTTCGAGGTAGATTTATCGATCAGGTTCGACCAAAGGGATTCCTACTAGCACAGTTGACCAGTAACTTAACACCGCCGCCTGCACTAGTTGAGTCAATTACCCTAAAGAATCGTGCTGTACAGAACGCACAAACTGAAGAGAATAAGGTTAAGATCTCAGTTGCCCAAGCAAATCAGAAGATTGCAGTAGCGCGAGGTGACTCTGCACGAATGGTAATTAGGGCACAGTCTGAAGCCAAAGCATATGAGTTACAGCAACGTAGTCTAACTGGTGAGATTCTTAAGAAGATGTACCTTGATAAGTGGGACGGTAAACTTCCAAGTGTGATGCCAGGTAATGGCTCAAATATGATGTATAATCTAAACTAATTAAGTTACGCTAACCCAGCACAATGAATGATAAATTCGGAGTAGGGTGACTATCAGGAGAGACTGATACACGGTTCCGTAGCTCAGTTGGATAGAGCAACAGCCTTCTAAGCTGTGGGTCACAGGTTCGAATCCTGTCGGGATCACAATGAGTAAGAGATACTCAGCAGACTTGTCAATGTCTCATTTAAACTTGATAGGGTATTGGACACGGACATCCTAATATCTACATAGAAGACTATCTCATGGGTAGAAACTGGATGTAGCTCTATAAAACGCCGGTCTCGTGGGAACAAAGGAGAGCGACACACCTCCTCCCAGTAGTGTTGACCGTTTTAATGAGGGATGCCTCGCAGGTTTTTAGAAAGTGGAAAACCGAAATAACTACTCACCTCAAATCTCAAGGTGGGGAAATAACCTGTACCCTTGAGAAACTCGTATTAAGTAAGCTGAGATAAGGTACGCTGCATTGAAGTTGAAAAAGATAAGCAGGTTAGTTCCGATATAAAGGGGTAATAGAATAAGGAACAAATGGTCAGGTTGTGTAATTGGTAACACGGTGGAGGTAGTCGCAGAGATGTTGACCCAAAACAAAATACAGGTTCGATCCCTGTCCTGACTACTAAAAAATTAAAAATTATGGAAAGTGAATTTCGTGTAAACGATGACCACCGAAGAAATGAACTAAGTATTATTCCTGGTGGAGGAGTAGTCACAGTTGTCCACACTAATGGAAAGCGGTTCGTATACGATAAAATAAAAAATATTCGAGCCTATTGCGAGCGTATTGGAGCTGATGAAAAGGTGTCTGAAATTTGGGTAGAAAATCAGTGTGTCTTCAAGCGATAACTTGAGTATGCAAGTAGTTCACTGCAAACGAGAACCTTATGATGTCTACATAGGCAGAGGTCAAGGATCAAAATGGGGAAATCCATTTACGCATATTGATGATAAGAAAACTATTGCAAAATATATTGTATCATCTAGAGATGAAGCCATTCAAAAGTATCGAGAATGGATCTTAACTGGTGAAGGTAAGTGGTTACTTGACTACTTACATGAACTAGATGGAAAGACTCTCGGATGCTGGTGCTGTCAAAAACCATCAGTGTATACTCAAGGAATGAAGATGATCTGTCATGGTGAAGTTCTTATGGAAATAATTTATAATAAAAAGAAAAATGAAGAAATTTAAAGTATTTGATGAAGGTGCATACGATCACGACATAACAGTTGAGGAAACTGATGAAGGATCAGTATATTCTCTGTATTATTCAAAAGCATCACACTGGACTTTTGCTGGAGAGTTAATTCTTTCTGCAACAGACGATGGCAACCATATTAAGTTCTCTAAAAAATTCGGGAGCACTATCGATTATGGTGATTTTGCATATTTGAAAATTCTGATAAATTTTATTGCACAGTTTGACAAACATATGCATTGTCAGTATGAAGTATCTGAGTGTACTGACCAATTTATTGTTTAAGCATGGTAACCTATGTGACTGCATTCATATCTAATATAAATGATAGACCTGATCGCGACACTGAAAGGTATCTAGAACTGGCCACACATTTACTAAGTCTTCCTTTTCCTAAGGTAGTTTTTACTGAATCAAAATACTCTAACTTCTTTAGAGAAAATTCGCAAGGTAATACGCAGGTCATTGAATTTGAAAAGAGCGATCTTCTTAGATATTCTCAAATAAATAAAGTAGAGTTAATTCTTCCAGGAATTAGAAATATTAGCAAGGACACTCGCGAATACATGTTGCTAATGTCAAATAAAACATTTTTCACAAAGCTTGCAATTGAGAGTAATCCATTTAATACTGAAAAATTTGTTTGGGTAGATATTGGAATATTTCATATGCTAACTGATCTAGAAAAAAATAAGCCTCTTTTCAAATCAGATTTTATTTTTGAATTAGGAAAAGTGAGAGCCCCAGGTATTTGGAAGTACGAATACTCTACTAACTTTGACCTTTTTCAACAAGTGAACTGGCTCTTTGCCGGAAGTATATTTGGAGGGTATTCAGAAGATCTCCTAGAGTTTCACGAGGCATGTTTTAATCAATTTGATGAAAACTTAGAGCTAGATAAAATTACTTGGGAAGTAAACCTATGGGCTCAAGTGTATGCAAAGAATCCAGAAAAATTTGAGTTATACTCTTCTGATCATAACTCATTAATTATTTCAAATCTTTGATAAAAAGTTAATCTCTTTTTAGTAATATAACAGCATGAACCACGAAAAACTAAATAGCCTAGCCGATCGTCTGATTGGAATTCCTCAGGAAATTCTTGTAATCCAGACAAATATTCTTGAAAAATCTCAAGATCTACAAAAGATTTCTAACGAGATTTTACGATTTGAAACAAATTTGAGGGTAGAAATTGCCACACAAGTTGATGAAAATGGAAAAAAAGCTTACTCTAATGATGATTCTAGAAAAGCTGCATTTGTCGAAAGTTCAAATTCCTCTATCGAATTAGGTGAGTTACGGGAAAAACATCTTATTCTTGATCTGGAGATTCAACGCGAACGTATTTCCTTTGAATGTATAAACAGTGAGCAGAGAAATATTCGAGCTCTATTGCAATTCTTTTCAAAAGAATTAGTATAAATCTTTGAATAAATATATTGAATACTCAGAATGAAGAAATACACTGGACCACACGCTGAAATAGAAAGAAAGTTTCTCCTAAAGAGAATGCCTAGCCTCTCTCCACTAGACACTCGTAAAGTCACTCATCACTATGCAGACGGAATACGATATACTTGCGACCTATATGAGGACGGCTCTGTTAAATATGTTAAGTGTATTAAACTACCATTAGATATAGTTGGAGGTAACTCAGAAGATGAGACTGATATCTCTTATGAGGAATTTGAAGAGGCAATTCAGGGTACTCCTTCTATTATTAAGATGAGATCCCTATATGATATCGATGGATACCTTTGGGAAATTGATTACTTCTTAACAGTATCGCTTATCATGGCAGAAGTCGAATGGACATTTCCACTAGATGCTATTGATATGACTCAAGTAGCCGAGTTTATTGTTCCAGAAGTAATGCAACCTCTAGTAATTGCAGAGGTTACTGGAATTCCTGGATTTTCTAACTATAATCTTGCATCATGATAGAAATAATAGCAATTACTTCAATCAGTATTCTTCTTTTCCTTTGGACACTTGCGATAATCTACCAGGTAAAGACAGGTAAACGCAGAGCTCCGGGTGCTAAGAAGCTTAGGCGAAAACTTTTTCCATGGTTCTATGGACCTCGCTCCTTGTTTAAAAATAAAACTAATAATAATGAAAAACCGAGCAACACTCTATAAAGACATATCTGCATCTGTTGAAATTGAAGTAGATGATGTTCTAAAGTTTATCAGATCGTATGCATCTGAGTATGAACTTTCTGAGATACGCAATACTCTTGAGTCATCACTAAACACTTATCCAGGTGCAATCAGTGGAATATTTGAGTATACTGGTGTTGAGGGTACGTTAGTACAAGATCAAAAACTTGAATTGCTATCTATTGCATTTAAGAAATACTCGCTGGCTGAGCTTGAGGAAAGACTTGGTCGTGCATTTGATATCCAGTAAAAGGATACTACTATACTAAAAAAGCCAGTATCTCTACTGGCTTTTTCTGTTTAACCTAGTTAAAGATTAATCTTTGGGGATTGCGCCATTTTTATTAAACATATTGTAATTTACTTTAATTTTAACACTCGTTTCTTCATCATCCTTTCCTTTCTTTTCTTTAAAAATCTTTCCGTTATCATCTAATTTTTCTAATTCAATGACGTGTTCTCCTCCTACTGCTACTTTAAATCGAGTTGCATTATAGATAACAGTATCTCCTTTTTTAATCTTTGCAAACTCAGTATGAGTAATACGCTCGCCTGCCTCTTTTTTAAGAGCTTCATTAACAAAATCTGAAAAAGAAAGAACTTTCGATTCATACTGTTCTTCCATAAATGCTCTATCTATTTGCATAGGAGCACGCTTTATTTCATTCATAAAGAAGTCAGTAACATCTTGAATATCATCCTTTGCTGTGGCGATATGATCGGATGCCCAATTGTGTTTACTGCTAAGTATTTGATCAACCTCTTCAGGATCCAATTTCATTAGTGCCTCAATTGCTGCCTTAATAGTATTCAAATTATTAAAAAACATATAGTTTTTTAGATTTCCTTTGTTAGATTTAGCCATGCATGAATCAGATGATCCTCCGCATCCACAAGAACATTCGTTTAGTTTCATTAGATATAATTATATTTTAGCATTTCCATTATTAAAGGTACAGACTCTTCACTAATTTCTAGGTCAGGCTCTGTGCATCTAACATAAAAACTCCTATTTTCTGGTTTAATCCACACATGGTACCCAGCATCGCTTTTAAAAATTAGAGAATAATTTGTCGCATTAGTATTGAATTTTATTGCAACAAACTCACATGGACCATAGTTAGTTTCAACAACGGTATCGCCAATTGGAAACTCATCATAGAATCTACTAGTAAATCTAGCATTTGCAATAGTATTAGTCTGCTTCTGAATTTTACCTACACTTTTAGGATTCATCTTCTCTTCTTCAGATGAAAGATATTCTCTCCAAGGATAGTCATAAGTTTTATTGATTAACTTTGCATACCCAGCAGTTAGGTCACTTCCGCTTAACTCATTGAGTGCAATAAACTTATTAAATTGTAAGATATGAGATTTCAAAGAGCCGCTCGATTTATTTTTTACGTTGATCGATTAGCTTTTGGATAACCTCATGAATTTTTACAAGTTGATCCTTTGCACCTTTAATCTTTTCTTTTCTAGATTCAGTGATTGCTCCTGAAGCTTTCATTAAGTTCTTCGCTAACACTGCGCGCTTGTGTGTTTTTGCGTCCTTCTTATCTAGTTGAAGACCTGGCTTCTTTTTATCCTTGTCCTTTGCTTTAAGTTTCTTTTCAACCTCTGCGATATCCTTTGCAGTAATCTCAGTTTTGTCTAGGGCCTTCTTAAAAGCTCCTTTTTTCATGTTAACATCAGTAAGCTTTGTCTTTTTAGCTTCTCCAATAAAAGCATCAAAGCTTTTTATTTCAGATTTCATACGAGATTCATTTTTTTCAACTGATGGATTCATCCCAACCTTTACATCTGCACCAATCATGTCTCCAGTCGCTGCAATCTTATTTAATTCTTCAGGAGTTTCTTCCGGGGTAGTTGCTGCCATCTGAGGTTCTTCAGTAGTTTGCTGTGCTGACTGTTGTGTTGCTACACCGACTATGCTTAAGTCAACTGTAGTAGTTGGATTAACCTGAACTGGAATAGTTACCGGAGAAGGTAATTGAGCAATATTTAACTGTTTTGGAAAAAATGGAAGAACTAGTGTCTTTGTCAAATCTACGCTAGAAGAGTCTGGAAACTGTGCATCTTTTGCATCTGAATTGGCAATCGCTAGTGCTACATTTATTTCTCCTAATTTTGTATCAGGATTTGCTTTATCTACAATCTGTGCAGGTCTAGTAAAAAGAACTAGATCGTTATTATTGGTTAATAAATCGCCTAACTCATCTTGATCTTGGTCAGATAGAGTTAATACAATTCTTGAATTTTTACCAGTTAGCTGCTGAGTTTGCATAGGTTGAGTACTCTCTGCGTCTTCAAACAACTTACTATAGTTAATGAAATGATACATATCGTTTCTTTATTGTTATTTATTTTAGATACTAGCAAATTTCAGTGCATTATCGACTTTAAAATAAGTTGTTAAGTCTTCTCTGAATAAATAAAAAAAAGATTACACTATGTCGAAGCATATTAAATCATATTCTACACTATTAACTGAATCGGTCCAGGGAGGAGCAATTGTTCTAGTTAAAGGAAAACCTAAAGGTGGAAAATGTAAACTATATGCAACACATGTCCTAAGTAGTGTGACTACCTCACAGGGTGCAGTGATGCTCTTCTTAGCAGATGATTTTCATAGAATTAAAGAAGTAGAAGGCGAATTGCGTGCAACTAAAGTAGGATATCGATCCGAAGAAGAACTTAAAGCTTCACTAAATCTTAAGTCTCCAGGAAAAATTAGCGTTGTTAAAAATAATAGCAAGACTCCGCTTCACTGGAAAACACTAAAACACACGACTCTGTATCAAGCCCTACGTGAGATTAAAGATGACCTTGTCGAAGATAATTTCTTACTTGAAAACGACACTGAACATGAAGATGCTTGGAATACTATGTATAATAGTATAATAAAACGTGTGTTAACGACTGCGTTTCTAGGTAAAAAGGAGATTGATTTTCTTGAATACGAATTACCTGAAGGTGACGACGTAATTGAACTAGAATATAATGATATTGACGAAGAAGACCACCATTATTCAGAGTTTACAGTAGAGTGGTCACTAGACTTAACTGCGTTTGCTCGTGATCCTGAAACAGTTAAACTATTGGAACGTTTTAGGATGATTGGAAGTTTCGAAGTAACTATCTTTTTTGAGTCACAAGTAGACGCTAGTATCACAGGATATTATCGTTCTGGTACTCGTAGTTACCCAGAATTTGAGATGGGCGCAATTGATAATAAACTAGACCTAATTACCTTAGGCGGTGGAGATGGAGTATACGATTCAGAATTAAAGAAGATAACCGATCAAGTAACTTCAATTATTAAAGATAAAACGGACAGTCAGATAATGTCTGAGATCGTCTTACCTAATTTAAGAAATCAATTACTCCTAACTAAGAAAGGGTCATAAACTATCATATACTTTTTTAGTATAAGAAGCTTGATATGCTGAACGAAACTTATAAAATTTATTGTCTTTCCTACGATAATCCTGTTAGGTTATCTAATATGCAAGAGAGATTCTCTACAATTGGAGCCTCTTGTAGTTTTTATGAAGGTGTCCCGTCGACTGATCCAAGAATTTTAGGTAAAGGGTCGTCAGATTCAAATAATAAAGTTTGGTCGTGTATGTATGGTCACCTAGATATGATCCACAAATTTTATAATGATAGTGATTCACCATTTGGTATCTTCTGTGAAGACGATATCTTAATCGATCGAAAGCTATTAGAATATCTTCCTGAAATAATTACTGATTTTAGATCAATGGATATAGATGTATTGCTCTTAGGTTATCTAATACCTTTTGCAATTGATTCAAGCACTCCTAATTTCACTTTAAGGAAGAGTAATCATACAACTCATCTAGCATATTATGATTATCCAGAGGATCTTTGGGGAACACAAATGTATATGATTTCCAGAGAATATGCAAAAGTGCTTATTGATAAGTACTCAAGCGGATACGCCGACCAAACTCTAGTAGACACGAGCCTAACCCATTTTAGTGCAGACTGGACAATAACTAAGGATGGAAGACGAGCCATCGTATATCCTTTATTATCGATAGAAGATAATATCACTGAATACTCACATAGCGGACAGGCAGCATACCATGCACAGTGTCACTTTGCAAATTTTGATGAATCTATATTTATATAAAAGATCTTTTATAGTATTGTAATTACTAAATTGCTTACCTAATGCTACTTGACATCTACTTTACTGAACAGGAACAGGTTGACTACTTAACACAGTTAGGTTATCAGATTATTGATCACCCATTTGAAAAGTGGAGACAGATAGGACATAATGATAATTGCGGAGAGTGGTCCTACTTTACTCTAAAGTGTGCAGTTAAACCAGACACAGTAAACATTACAGAAGACTTGGAGTATACCAAAATATTTAAGAAGGAGATATCAACAAAAGTTCATGATCTTCTACTTAGCTAATTTATAGTCGAGATAAGATCCTTCGTATATCTTTAGAGAATTTGCCAACTCCTTCTTGTTCATCAAAGAAGTCAGCAGTCTCCATATTTAGTCTCCAACGACCACCGTCTGCCTTCTCGCAATATAATTCATAAAGTCCAGGATTACTACGTCTACTTCCGGCTCTTAGCCAAAACGGCCTATCATCTGATCCATACAGATTTGTTGCATAATATCCACGATCAGTTTCGTGAGTGTATGCTCTGCCCTTTAGACTTAAGATAAATGTAATAACCTCTGTATGTGACCTACCCATTTCACCAGATTGATGAATGTATTCAAGAATCTTGAAAGCAATAGTACTCTTCTTCTTTTCAAGAGCCTCAATCGCAAGATCAGTGAGTCCTCCGCGGTATATTCCTGCAGACTTAGCTTCGAATACCTTTATATGTTTTAAGTCTGACATTTATAGAACCCATTTTTCAAAGTCAGGTAGACCTTGTAAGTATTCAGAATTAGGATCGATTCCTAAAAGAGCAAGTACGTTAACTGCTGGTGAATCAATGCGACCAGTAAGCATGAAAAACATGTATCTGTGTAACACACCATCTAGAGTATGTGCTTTAATCATGCTCTGAATATCAGCGTATTCTCCTGGAAGAGGAATTCTTCTTGCGATTTTATCGGCGTCAACTGAACGTGCACGACGATCTCCTGGAGAGATTCGAGTATCTTTAGGATCGATTCCTCTATCAACACGGTAAGGACTGTATACAATTTGATTAGCTAATTCATTCTCAGCTTCCAGGTCAAACCCAGATGTCTTATGATATGCGCCTTTACCTTCACCCCATAGTTTTTTTCTGAAGTCGACTAGCGATTCATATAAGAATCTGTATGTTCGATCAGCATCTGCACTAACACCAGTTGCAAACTTCTTAACTTCAGCAGGTGCCTCTATATTAGATGATCTAGTAGTGCTAATTTTATTTGCTAGCTTCGATTTAATTTTAGTATTCGCTTTAGAAACAAGACCAGCGTATCTTTCTGTGAATACTCTGATTATATCAAGTGAAGTAATTGCTCGTCTAGCTCCTCGCTCTTCTCTCTTTGATCTAACTTCTGGCTCAACTTCAAGTTCATATGAATACACTGGAACATTTCTGCTAGGTCCTCCTCCAGAAAGGCTGCTAATATATTCTTGAACTTTACCATTAGTATTTCCACCTTTCATCTGGTGAACAGATCTAACGAGCCTCTTCTCTACACCTTCAGTAGTAAGACCTACAAATCCAAAATCTACTGCCTCTCTCTTTTCTCTGTCCCATACGATAATTGCGTATTGCTGACCGCCTGCATTAGGTCCTCCTCCCCATTTCTGTTTGTAATAAAGGTACAAGTATACTTCGCTAGAAGGTTCAGAAAGGATAATACTAAGCGGGCCGTTTGGTAAATCTTGTAAATATTGTGCAAAATCAGTATAGTATGCAGTACGTTCTACATCAGCTGGTGGTGGAACTTTTCTTCCAGTAAAGGTTATTGGTGCTGGGATTTCAATATCATGACTAGGGGTAAACGACATGTATGGAAGAGTTACTGGTCTTCCACCCATATTTACATAACCTAAGGTTTTATACTCTTCACTTCGGTGCTCTTCTTTTTGATGGATAGCACTTACCATCTCCTTTGGAATACCCGTTTTTGTTAAATTAGATGCCTCTAGGAGAGCAGCTGAGATATAATTATTGAAAGAATGTAGTTCAAACGTATTCATTATACTAATTTTTTTATAGTATTATTTATCTAGTGAATCTTCTAAATCTAATAAATTTAGAGCTCTCCATAATGTCAATATTTTGAGCATCCCCGAATTTATCAATAAAGTTATCCTCTTCGGATTTGTCTGAAATGTTGATCAATTGGTATAAGATAGATTCAATTGCGCTTGTCTTATCGTCGATTGCATAGAAAAGATCTTCGATTCGAGTATGTTCATCCTCGTACTTTTCAAAGTATTCATCCTCTTCCATCGAATCAAATAGATTACTTAGGGATCTCTTTGTATCTGATGCACTGTCTGAGATCGCGGTACACTTCTTATCAAGCTCACGTAAATCTACCTCATTGTTAATAACTTCAGCCACCTGAATAAAGGTAACCTTGGTCCAGAGCGCATTTGCTACAGAGTTAAGTCTAGCTGCAAGCTCTTCGTATTTTTGAAAATCTATCATTATGTCCAATTAAAATTTGTTTTGGCGTATCCAGTCCTCTACACTAAGTACTCCTCCGTTTATAAAGTCATTAACATCTTCTTCAGAAGCAAGTTTCTTTACAGTAATATCTTTTTCTCCAGAGTCAGGAATGTAGATTAGAACATACGCTAAGAACCTCTTATAATATGTTCGCATCATGTGACTATCGACTCTATCTGTGTCTGCAAAAATATCATTTGCAATGTTAGCGATTACTTTAAATATGCCTCTAATATCTTTCTTTGTTCTTGAATTATCATCAACAAATAACATAGTTTCTTCACCAAGTATACACCGCTTTACTGCCTCAATAAATGAAGCGTCTCCAAACTCTCCAGAAGGTTTCGGAGTGTCGTACTTAGTCTTGAGCCACTCACGACTTCCTCCGTATGCAATTCCACTACTTCTAATATTATACGGTGTGCTTTTCCAAAAAATAGTAGTTTTGCCTTCTGAATCATATTCATGATACCTATTTTTTGGATCAGCTGCTAATATAATTCCACGGAGTTCATCTCCATTTCTTGCATTGTAGATATCACCTAGAATTTCAGGAGAAGTTTTTTCTTGATCAATTGCATCAACGATATCATGTTTCACTTTATCTAGTATTGGAGCAAGGTCTTTTTCTTTCACCTGTTCTTTGTTTTCTATACGTTCGTCATAATCTCTAATATATTTCCAATTTAGAGCATGTTCAAAATTATCAAATGAATATTTAGAAAGAGGAATAAATTTAGAACCATTGAAGTGTAGACTAAATGCTTCTGCTAAGTCTTTAGATAAACCAGCAGTAGAGCCTAGTGATACAACATAGTTGATGTTAGACTTATTTGATCTAATTTTATCTGCAGTAGGTTTAGTGAATTCAGATAAAGCAGCTTGAGAATTTAAGATATTTGATTTTTTAAGTAAGTCTAGTGTGTGTTTAAATAGAGGATCTTCATCGCCTAATTCTTTACTTCTGTCTGGATCAACAGTTAATCCATAATATATCTGAAAGGATCCGTCTTTAGTAATTCCGGGCAGAGATTTATCTTTAAATCCAGCAACGTTATGTAGCCCATTAGTTTTTAATACTTCTAGCGGAAGAGATTTTCTATCTTTCCATGAAAGATCGACTTTATCATAATTTGGAGGAACTAACGATGCTCCTTCGTTAATAAATTGATCAAAGTCCTTTATAAATGACATACACTACTCTACTTTTTATTATTTATTCTAGAAATAGTATAGTATTATTGACTTTATACAAATGAAAAACTACATACCTTTTACAAAAGTAGCTTTGCCATACGGTTGGCTTGGAAATATGTCACCGTATCCTATCATTTATAATGATCGTACCTGGAGAACAAGCGAAGCTCTTTTTCAAGCATTAAGATTCGATGATGAAACTATCATCGATCAGATTTGTGCAGAAAAAAGTCCGATGGGTGCAAAGTTTAAGGCAAAAGCAAATAAGGGAAAGATGATAGTTACTCCATTATCAGATAAAGATTTTGAAAATATGGAGATTTGTATAAAATTAAAGGTGACCCTTCATCCAGAACTTATCGAACTTCTTAAATCTACTGGAGACTCTGTCCTGTTCGAAGACGTTAGTTCTCGAGCTAGAGGAAATAATCTCGTTTGGGGTGCAGTATTAAAAAATGGAGAACTAATTGGAGAAAATATATTAGGTCAAATTTGGATGAAGATTAGAGCTAGTCTCTAAATTTATTTGGAAATATTCTTCTTAACGTATCTTCTTTTGGAATATATCTCGTGTCTATTCCAAAAATCCTTTTTGTAGTAGTATTCTTTTCTTCTGGGCAGGCATTTTCTCCGTTCCACTTGAATCTATTCGTACACGCCCAATTCTTCATGAACACAGTTACTGGTTGATCTTTAAAAAATGGAAAATTAATAGTCCTCGGCTTTTCAATCTCTTTAATCAGCCCGTTTTTTGTTCTCACAATAATCTTTCCTTCCTGTCTTGAGGTAAGAACGATCTCCTCTTCTTCTTCACGGTGCCAGTTTTCAAATATTCTGCGAATGTACTTCATTTTTACTTAGATATATTTTATACTAATGAATCGATTTCTTTACCTATTGTTGCATAAATAGGTAAATTACCATGTGGGTCAGTAACACTCCCAATTGCGTTTGTTAAAACAGTTACGCCTTCATCGGAAAACTTCTTATAATAATTTGCAACTTTTGATTGAGTTACATTTTTATTACCTCCCCAACCCCAACTTCCTTGAATTGCAAATAATTTAGCACCAGGGAATTTTGTTTTAATTGAATTCACTAGGCCGGCTACATCATCGTTTATGTTGAAACCTCCATTTGTTCCTATATTGATAAATATCGAATTGACATTCGGAGAAACTGGGTATGCACTTACTGCATCCTTTAACCATTTAAGACCTACTCCACCTTTCCATAAACTCTCTGTACCTTGGTTGTCAGAAATTTTAGACACTTTACTAGAGTTTTTATCTAAAAATGGAGTTTGCGAATCTCCAATAACATAATTCATATTCTTTCCGGTATTTGGAAGACTATTCATCTGAGTTTTTCCACCTAATATTAAAGTTCCAACATACTGTAGAGCATCCCAATGACTTTTTCCACTCGGGGTCGGAGTTGCTCCATCGACTACACCATTTCCTCTAGGTTGGGATGGACCTACAATAACATTTTTACTAGGTACTCCTGAAGAAACTGCTGCTTGCACAGAAGCTTTAGTGTTTGAACTTGCGGCATACGGTTCAACGATATACAAATTGTTCTTATTTCGCATAGCTTCTGCAACCTGCTTAGAGTACGCGCAACCTGCACTAAATAAGATAACTTTAGCATTTGGATTTTTTGAAATTGACCCTAATACTGCGGCAAGTTCAGTATATCTATGACCTACTACTTTCATCCCTGTGCCTAATCCAGTAGATAAGAGTTTAACCTGTGCATCTATCTTGTAATCTCCAGCTCTATAATCTAATCCTCCCATTAGGATTACATCAGCTGATTCGCCAGAAGGAGTCGTCTGATTAGTTTCAGGTGCAACTTCCTGTGTTCCGAATAGTGCTTCTCTAGTTCTAGGTCCTACTACTCCATCTATTCGTAATGCCTTGCCTGATGCATCCTTATTTTTTGATTGAAATTCTCGAACAGCTTTATATGTTTCAGTATCGTACGTTCCAGAAGGGGATAATCCTAATCTTACTTGTATTGCCTTTACCATTGCACCAGTTGATCCTCGCTTAACTAGCTCTCCGCTTACTCCAGGTTTACTTTGATCATTTGACGGTTCAGCTAAAGCATCAGGTGCTTGTTCTATATCAGAAACTGTGAAATTAGAGTCAACTGGTTTATCCCAATTTTGAATGACATACTCTTTAATTGTTTTGCCTTCATCCGGGGCTTTCCTTGTGCTTACTTCACCATGTCCAACGATTTGATTAGGGGAGTATCCTAAATATTTAATTAACTGTCTCACTGCCTCTGCTTGTCTAGGAAGTATGCCTTTTGCGATATCCGCATCATGTTGTGCTTTAATATATGCATCATCGTCGCCGACCACCTCTACTCCCTCAGTGTTAGAGTTACTAACACTTGGATTTTTTCGATTAGACCCAACATGCGCACCGACAGTATTTGCAGGTAACGATCTGTATATTTTTCCATCTAGATCAACAACCCACTGTATACCTAATGGGTAGTCTCGTGTAGGTGTAGGCGTATTTAAAGTTGTAACCACACCGCGTGCTGTTCCATGTCCAGCAGTATGATGAATCATGAAATAGTCTTTGCTTTTAAATTTATTATTAGTTGGATAAGTTGATTCATCTGAGATATCAATAATCGCAACTTCTGATATTGCAGATACTTGACCTTCTGATAAATTTTTCCAGTTACGGTAGTTTAATAGGTATCCCATTTATAATTAGATTATGTCTCTACTTTCAATTAGCGTGTATGTGAAAGAGTTACCGTGTACTGTTCTTGCCATTCTGCAAATCTTCATAAAGCTCTCGAAATCATTCGCTCTTTTAAATACTTGACAGCCTTCTGACCAGTTTTCAACGTATGTTGAGTCTGCACCAGCTTTGTGAATGTTTATTCCAAATAATCCTTCTTGAATCCTTTCCTCGTCATTGTACAGGTCTCGATTAGCATCACGGAACACTTTAACTGGTTTTTGTTGACCAAGCGCTTCGTATTTTCCTTGATGTAGTCTAATTGTGTGAGATCCGCGATACTGTCCTTCCACAAGTCGAGCAACACCAGCAGCATTACGATATTCCAGGACACCTTTTCTACCAGGATCAGTAGTTGCTGGCCATGTATGAAATTTCCATACTCCACTAACTTTATAGGAGATCGTTAGTAAATCGTCGAATACGTTAGTAACTATCTCCTCTGATTCAGAATTTCGAATACCTACTATATTTACATCGTAATCGCTAATACTGTCGAACCATACATAACCTTTTGCACGTACAGCCGCTTCTACTTGTTCTCTAGTAATACCCTTCATCTTATTATATTATTTTGAATAAAAGTAAATCCTTTCAGTAACTTATAGTATTATATTACTGAACGTCACTATCTTAAGTTATTTATTTTCGATAGTCTTTATGTTTAATTAAATGTCAAATAAACAAGGAAATCGTAATCTTCTTGATCTTGCACTACACTATAAAGAGTGGCAGAGCCAACTTCGAGGGACTGGAATAATTTTTGAATTCGAAGAGGAAGAACTAACAGATCAGCTAGCTAGGTATTGCCTTGAAGGATTTGAAGAAAAACCAGAGTGGGATCAACTACGACGTATGCTAGTTAACATGTATGCTCTTGGAAAAATTAACGGACTTACCTCAAGTACAAAAAAATAATTATATGAAATACTCTATCTTCTCAATCCTACTCTTTTTAACTAGCTCAGTCTTTTCTCAAAATGTAAAGTTCACAAGTTTATCTAAGTCAACACATATTGTTCGAAGAGACTGTGAACTTATCCTAATCACTAAAGACGATTCTTTAGTGAATCGACTTAAGACTTTTCCAAATATATTAGAGTCATCTGACTGTTATGATACTTCGACTCGAGGAATTGCAAAAATGTACTGGTTTCCGGTAGAATACGAAAAAACTCTTAGAGCTTATCTTTTCACAAAATTAGAGTATACTCAATAAAAATCAGCAAGTTATTTATTAAATAATTTTCTAAATTTTATCTAAAAACTAAAATATTTATTAGATGCATAGATAGATAATACTATACCAGAGTAATAAAAACTAGTATCTATGCATGAAAAATCTAATCACCGCGTTAGTCTTCTTCTTATCAGTAGAAGGGATAGCTCAGACTTATCCGTCTGTCGTTGTTAGTTTTGATCAAGCCCTAGATAACGAGAATAATCCAGTACAACTTGCCCGATCAAATCCCTCAAAAGCATTAGGGATTCCTCAAAATTCAGATGCAGCAAGTGCGCCTATCAATTATGTTTCATTAGGTTTCGGTGGATCGATTACTGTCGGATTTACCTCTCCCATTCCAGTTACTCCAAATACTGTTCTTAGTATTTACGAGACTACTTATAACTAATGAAACATAATTGATCCAGAGATAAGTCAGATCTACGTTTCAAAAGATGGAAGTACCTATTTTTTTGTTGGCGAATCTTGTGGAAACAGTTCTCTGCCTCTTCAATTATACGGGACAGTTGATTCAGTAAAATATATTAAAGTCGAAGACGTTAGTGTTCTTTCTGAATTTTCAATGTTTGTTGGTGCAGATGGATATGATCTAGACGGGATAGAAATATTTACACTAGACCCATTAGCAATAGAAGTCGGATCCTTTAAGATAGTTTGGGACGGTACTAAAATCTATGTTGATTTTGAAACTCTTAGCGAAAGTAATACTTGGAAGTTTGACGTTCAGGTATCAGACGACGCTGTAAATTTCAGGGATCTTATTCGTTTTGATGGAGCAGGATGGTCATCAAGCACTAGAAAATACACAGGATCAGTTAATTTTGAACCAACAAATACTATTAGTTACTTTAGATTAAAGGAGATTGATTATAATGGAGAAGTAAGTTATTATAACTTGACTCAAGTAGTTACTAAACTAAATAATTTCCACATTCTACTTAACTATGACCTGGCCGGTAGGCTTAGTAGTGACAGACAAGGATTCTTTATTCCAGCAGTAAAAAAATAATTGTATTTGTTATGAATAACTTAACGTTTAGTGCGATTTTATTAGTATGTATGTTTATTTCTGGAATATCTGAAGTATCCAATAGGATTGACTCATCTACTCCAGAGCCATTAGTAATTGACAGTACGACAACTGTCCAGCCAATCAGCGAAAATACTGATCTTAGTAAAGAATTACAGTACACTCGAACAATTAAGTTCTACTATCGAGATCCTATGAAGACACCTATTGCTCTTTCTAGAGGAGGTAAGTTGGTGAGCTACTGTTCTGACTCAACTGTCGTAACCTTTATCACTGCGCTTGGTGATACTGTGAGCAGACCTTCTGTAAAGAGAATGAGTTGTCAGATACTTGCGGTTGTCAATTTTGAAAAAGAAGATATTAATGCGTTACTCAAATCTAGGGTCAAGTCGTTAACTATAATGAATTGTGTAACTGATAACTCGTATACTTACGAGTTAAACACTGATTATTTTCAACGCAACCTAATTAAATGGCAACGAAACTAACGTATCTTCTTGTTTTAATAGCTAATTTTACTTTTGCTCAGTGCGCATGGATTAATACAGGTCAAGATATTAATCTTACTTGTACTAGTCCATGCACAACTGTTGTTGCTGATTATGCACGAGCGTATGCAACTACAAGCTATTCCGTATCAAGTATTCAATATGCACCGTATTCATACACACTAGGAACAGTATACAATATTCCTATTGATGATAGATGGTCGCCTGTTCTAAATCTACCCTTTGAGTTTTGTTTCTACAATCAAGTATACACGCAATACGTATTTAGTACAAATGGAATCATATCATTTAACCTAACCTATGCTGGTGCATTTTCACCATGGGCATTTGCTGCAAGTATTCCAACGAATGTTGCTCTCTTTCCAAGATCGATGATAGGATTATTTCATGATATCGATCCATCCATTGGAGGAACTGTAAGGTACGGCATTCAAGGAACCTACCCATGTAGAAAATTAGTATTAAGCTTTTCAAATGTTCCGCACTTTCAATGTAATACTCAAAGATCTACGTTTCAAATAGTACTACATGAAATTACTAATATTATCGAGGTATTTGTTGAAAGAAAACAGACATGCTTTCCTTGGAATGGAGGCAGAGCCTGCTTAGGAATACAGAATACTGCAGGTACACTAGCAACATTTCCAGTAGGCCGAAATACTGCCGCATATACTATTAATGTACCTGAAGCCTGGCGGTTTACTCCAGCTGGTCCAGAGACAAGTGTGTTCAACTGGTACGGCACAAGTAATTCAAACTTATCCTACTCTTCATGTTACTCAGCAGACAGTCTAGTGATTGGTGAAGTAACCTACACATGCGGATCAACTCCAATAACTTTAAGAGATTCAACCCGGATCACGATAAATAATAGTAACATACAAATAACTCCAATCTCACATAACTGATGAAGAATTTACTGCTACTCGCCCTATTGCTTTTAAACACTGCTGTGTTTTCACAAAGCCTACTCCAACCAGATACCGTGTGTATTAATACTCCAGGATCTACATATCAGGTTGCAAATATTCCTGGTGTAACATTTACCTGGACAGTCCTTGCACCTGGAGTTATCGTATCTGGTCAAAATACTAACTCTATTCAAGTAAACTGGAGTGCTGCTCCCGCCGGACTTATTACAAATGGAGTAACTGTCACTGCAACTGGTGCAGCCTGTCCAATTATTCCAGTGGATATTGATGTATTCATATACCAGCCAATTTCGAATATTACACTAATTGGGCCGTTCTGTCAAGGCGATCCTTGTGCGACCCTTAGTGCAACTCCATTGATTGGAACGTTTAGCGGTACTGGTGTCTCAGGATCTACCTTCTGTCCAAGTATCTCTGGCATAGGAACATTTCCAATCACCTACTCAGGAACAGATCGTGGTTGTCCTGTCACATCTACTATAAATGTTATAGTAAACTCATCCATTACGATTGGCCCAATCCAACATAACTAATGAGGACCTGGGCAATCATATTCCTATGCCTACTTAGTAAAATTGCGAGTAGTCAATCTGTCCAGACAATCGTCTTGTGTCCTTCTGCTCGAACTGAATATAAGTATTTCATAGAAGGTCAATTAGATAACCTTAGTTGGACAACTCCGTCTGGTGAATATTCTTCTCCATCTGTTTTAATTAATTGGCAGGACACTGGACGATATACGATTGCTGTAGAGTATATTGATCTAACTACCTGTAATTATTCAAAGCGCACAATGCAGGTTAATGTGCTTCCATGTAGTGAATCAAGTATATGGATTCCCAGTGCATTTACACCAAACGATGATAGGATAAATGATTCTTTCGATATCAAAGGATATAATATAGTATATTATAAACTGCTTATATTTAATCGTTGGGGCCAGGAGATATTTGTAAGTGACTCTCTTGATCTTGACTGGGATGGAACTTATCTTAATAATCCAGTACAAGAAGACGTATATGTATATTCAGTAAAGTGGCAAGGAATATTAGGAAAATGGGGTTCTCGAATCGGCTCAGTTACATTAATGCGTTAATTCTTCAGTTTATCCTACTTACAAGTGTAGGATATTCTCAGGGTCAAAATTCCAACTGGTATTTTGGAACAAATGCTGGAATAACATTTAACTCAGGAGTGCCGGTCGCACTTACAAATGGTGCGCTTACCACAACTGAAGGCGTTGCAACAATCTCTGATAATTCTGGAAATCTACTCTTCTACACAAATGGTATAACTGTTTGGAATAGAAACCACCTAATAATGACAAATGGTACTGGACTATTGGGTGACTTTTCATCTACACAATCTGCGATAATAGTTCAGAAACCGTTATCAAATAATATCTACTACATTTTCACCAGTGATAATGACGCTGGCCCTGATGGAATACGATGGTCAGAGGTGAATATGACACTATCTGGTGGGTTGGGTGCAATAACCACTAATAAGAATATAGCTTTACTTTCACCTGGTCAACTATCCTGTGAGAAACTTTGTGCAGTTAGACACTGTAACAACCAGGATATTTGGATTATATCCAAAGATTGGAACTCAAACGTATTTAGATGCTGGGCTATAGGTGATGTACTGGTAGGTACAAGTCCTTGGTACATACAATCATGGTCCGGAGTAGGAGTTGTACCATCTGGTGCAACACAAGGGGCGTATGGTCAGTTGAAGGCAAGTCCGGATGGTAGAAAGTTAGCCGCGTGTTACTATGGTCTTGCTGGTGGTATTAATAAAATAGAAATCTATGACTTTGATCCCGCAACTGGTTGGGCGAGTAATGCTCAAACACTATCAACTGAGGCTGGAATATATGGTTGTGAGTTTTCACCGAATGGTAAAGTTTTATATGGCGGATGTAATCAAGGATTACTTCTACAATGGAATTTATGCGCAGGCACTCTTGCTCAAATCCAGGCAAGTAGAACAGTTATATCTAACGCAGGTCCGTTTATCGGATCATTACAGATTGGTCCAGATTCAAAGATATATGTCGCACGGGGAACTACCTCACTATCCGTTATAAATTCTCCAAATACTGTAGGATTAGGGTGTAGTTATTCTGATCTTAGTATACCACTAGCTGGTAGAAACAGTAGGATGGGTCTTCCAAACTTTGCATCTTATTATAATCAGCAAACGATAACTATACCTCCTCCTATTACTTTGAGTTGTAACTCATTTCAATTTAATACGCCGGTACTACCACAAGGTTGCACTGTTACAAATTATACAGTTTTGTGGAATTTTGGAGACGGCACTACAAGTAATTTGGTTAATCCTATCCATAACTATGTATCTCCTGGAGGTTACACTGTAACCCTTACTGTAAACAATGGATGTACTACTAGTCAGGCAACAGTCTCAATAGTAACAAACTCTGCAATTTCAATTTCACCAATTATTCACAATTAATAGAACAAAATAATTTAGTATAATTATGTTAACGAATATTAAATACACAATTAACCGAGTATACAATGGAATACTTAATGTGATCGAGTATTTTCCTATAATCTATCGTGATCGAGACTGGGATTTTGCCTATTATGAAACTCTGCTTCTTTTTAAACTTAAAAGAATGTACGCTTGCCTAGAACATAGAGCAGCGGACGATACAATTTGGGAAGAATCAGTAAAGGCATTACGAATCTGTATTACTATTCTAGAGAGAAGAAAAGATGACTTTTATATTGATCTCGTTTATGAAGAGTCAGTCGAGCAAGTTATCAAAGTAGAGAAGAGAGACCTAAAACTGCTCTATACTCTACTGCATAAGTACTCAGAATACTGGTGGGATTAACGGTTACTAACTACATCTAAAATTTAATCAATAACTAAATATAAAAACCAAATGAACAGAATCAGTATCATCAATGGCTTGATTGCCAAAAACAATTACTCATCATATTTAGAAATAGGTGTCTTCGACGGAAGTTGTTTCAACGTAATTAACTGTGCAAATAAAATAGGAGTGGATCCTGATTTAGGAAGTGCTGCAACTGTGCATAAAACTTCTGACGAGTTTTTCAGTAAAAATGAAAAAATGTTTGATATCGTATTCATTGATGGTCTTCATCACGCAGATCAAGTTGAAAAAGATATTGAAAACGCATTAAAGTTCCTATCTGAAGGTGGAACGATTGTAATGCACGATTGTTTGCCTACATCAAAAAGAATGCAGGAGATCCCACGAGAAGACAGAACGGATTGGACTGGTGATACATGGAGAGCATATTTAAAAAATAGAACAACTCGTTCTGATTTAAGCATGTGTGTGGTGGATGCCGATTGTGGCTGTGGAATCATTCGAGTAGGTTTCCAAGATCTTATTGTTTTAGATAAGCAAGTTGATGAGGTGACTTATGAAGATTTCACAGTTGCTAGAAATCGCTGGATGAATGTAATCTCAGTTGATCAATTCAAACACGTATTTCTAAGCGAATAGAAAGACGATAGTTAATTTATTGGATCATTTTTAATGTCTAACTAATTTTAGTATAGTTAGTGTATGACTGTAAAAGAACTAATCGACCACTTACAAACACTTGATCCTGAACTGAGAATCTTTACTAAAGGATATGAATCTGGATTCGACGATATTATTGTAGAGCCAACTACTTCTCATTTCGAATTAAATGAACAAACTGAATGGTATTATGGACCGCATACTCGAGTAAAAGAGGTATCACAAAGTACCGTGCCTGCAATCGTAATTCGCGCATGTGAAACAAACAGCAATTGTATATTCTATTGATTTGATGTTCCTTAACAAATGAAAATCTGGCATATCAGCGATACACATACCTACCATGGACTACTGGATATTCCAAAGGATATCGATATGGTTATCCACTCAGGTGACTGTTCAAATCCACAAGAGATAGTTAAGTCCCATAGTGAAATCTTAGACTTTATAAATTGGTTTAGTATTCTACCGATTAAACATAAAGTATTTGTGGCTGGGAACCACGATGTTGCTATTGAACGCAATTGGATTACTAGAGACCATTTTATAGAAAAGGGAATAGTCTATCTTCAAAACGAATCAATTACTCTTGATGGTGTAAATATTTGGGGTTCTCCATTCACACCTTCATACGGTACTGGTTGGGCATTTAATAAAAAACGAGATAAACTACACCAGTTATGGGCAACTATTCCTGACGATACAAACATAGTAGTAGTTCATGGTCCACCTAAAGGCATTTTAGATCTATCGCATAGTCGAGAAAATATATTAGAATTCTGTGGATGTGCAGCATTCAAAAAGCGAATGCTTCAACTACAACCTGAGCTGTGCTTATTTGGACATATCCATAATTGCGAAGATATTATTAATGCTGGTACAACTAAACTATCAGCATATGAAACAGTATATTCAAATGGTTCAGTAGTGACTGATGGTAAATTTGGTAGGTTAAGTTCAAACGGAAATATATTAGAGATATGACAGATAAAACTCCAGTACAGTG